CTTCCCATTTCGGATCGAAAAGCATTATAGTTCTCCATGTGAATTAAAAATCGGGGCCTAGAGCTAACCCTTCAACAACATCACAGCCCCATCCAGAAGACGGCCAGCCAGAACGCGACGGCAAGCGGAACCGCCCATTTCCAATTGCCCTCGAATAGCCATTGCCAGCCTTCCTCGATGATATCGGTCGGTTTGCTGGTCATTAGCGTTCCCTCATATTTGAACGTAAAATTCCGTCCGCGATTTCATCGTCACCGCTTGCGGAATGCAGAGCCAGGGCGAGGCCGAACGGATCAACGCCCTTTGATGTCCACCAGCGAATTTCCGCAGTATCCCAGTCGTATTCGTCCTTACGGGCATCGCAAAATGCGTGCTGCTCGTCATGCTCACGACGGCACAGCGGAACTGCCCATTTATCGGAAGCCTTCTCAGCGCCTCCGGTTTCACGCTTGCCGTAAATCGCATTCGCCGATCGGATATGTGCCGGGTCCGGGTCAGGTGCGCCGCAAATGCAGCAGCGCAGAGTCTTGATCCATTTCAAATGCGCCTTGTCTTCTACGCGCGGGCGCTTCTGCCTTGTTGAAGCAACAGAGAACGCCGTGGCGGGGCGTATGATGCGCTGGCCGGTCATGCCCCGATCCTCTCCTTGGCCAGCCACGCTTGATATTCGGTATCAAGCTGATGCCAGAGAACTCGCTTTCGATGATCCGTAGAAAATTCAGCCCGCGAATTCACTCTGCAAACATGCCGGACGGCGATTGCGGCGGTATCCGAGTTTGTCACGTCCGGATAACTCATCACCTCACGCAAGAATGCCCAAAACTCAGGCTCATTTGAGCGGATCCCTGCTTGGGCGGCCGGCTGGACTTCTTGCCAATCCATCCGCTTCGGCCCGGCCGACTTGGGATCTTGCCGGGCCGTTGCGGGGGCGGGGAGTTTCGAATTCTCCTTTTCGTCTTGAGGAAGATTGAGTGCAGCAATTCCGAACCAGACTTCGTTCGCAGCATTGGGCATGCCGCCAAGCACGTCATAGGCCGCGTCGGCCTCTGCCAACGGGACTTCCATGACGACCTGGATCACGCCGCGCGTCTTGATAAGTTTCCAATCGGCGTAAGCGGCTTTGAACGCGGTCATTTACGCGGCCTTCTTGGTGAGCGCGGCGCGCTTGTCGGTCACGGCAACCTTGAGGGTTGCAACCTGCGAATCATCCAATTCGAACTTGCGGCGCAGTTCCTTCTGAGCGGGCGAATTCCACCACGTCAAAAGCTGCTCGGCATCGTCATAGCCCGCGATGGCTTCGCGACATTCGACCATGAATGCGTTGCGCTCGATCAGCGATACGGCAGCCGGAGCGTCGTTGGCAGCCATCTCGTTTTTCAGACTGTTGACGTACTTGTCGTCATCGAACATGCCCATATGCACGTCAGCTCCGACGCCGATCATTTTGAGCGCATTGGTAACGCCGTCCGTGAAAGCCTTCTTGAAGGCTTCGTCATCGCCACGGAGGCCGCTGGATTGCTTGACCACCGCCTTATCGCCGCCGACGCCGAATACGACCTGATCTCGCTTGCCGTACCAAATCGAGGCCGTGCAATAGACGAGAACTTCACCATCAGATCCCTGCACAACCTGGAACACGGGGGCGTTGATGCCCCAGCCTTCGCCGCACGGTCCAAACTCCTCCGTCATCTTCCGATATGAATAGATCGGCTTGATGGACGTGCCCTTGAAGCCTCCGGAGCGCTGGAACGGCTTCGTATGTTTTGGATCGGTCTTGCCGAGGCGATCCCAGAGATCAGTATTAGACATCTGCAGTCTCCAGCGGCTTTGCTTCGTAAATGACTTCGGCCGCAATGACCTTGGCGAGCGCGGCTTCCAGAACCTTGCGCGCTGCCGTCAGTTCAAGCTGCGCCTTGGTCTGAAACTCGGCTCGGCATGGAAGCAAGCGAGCATGACGGGCGGCCATTTCGGCGCCGGCTTCGATGAATTGAAGGTGCGTTGAGACGTTTGCGCGCCAGTCTGATAGGGTCATACCCGTTGCTCCTTGCGCTTCGAGTGAAACGTCATGACGTAACGGTCGCGGATAAGCGCTTCGCTTTGTGCTTCCAAAAGTGAGAGAATGTACGAGGGATGATTTGCCTTTAGCTCGGCAATCATTTCGGCTTTTGATTTGGTTGATGTCTGTTCGCGAAAAGCCTTTACGCTTGCCCAGAATGCCTCCCGCCGCGCCGTCACCTTCGGGTTGCTCGCGAGTTGCCATTCAAGAAGTAGGCCGTCCATGGTTTCTTCGCTCAGCCGCGTCATACCCGCTGCTCCATCTCGGATTTAACAGCCTCTTGGTGCGGCTCCATGCCGAAAGCAGAAAGCGTCTCGGCAATGCGTTCGCGCAATCGGCGCTCCATGATCTCGCCGACGAGACCGCTTGACGCGATGGCCTCGCAATAGCCGATGATCTTCGCGACGGCGTAGAGTTGTTCAGTAGATCGGGCCATCGCCGTTCTCCTCGCCAAATTGGTTGTCGTCGAATTCGTCGTCGCTCAACTTCCGAACCATGCGCGGCTGCTTGCACATCGCATCCCACTGTTCGCGCGTCGGGCAATGGTGTGCGCCGTAGACCTTCGCGATTGTCGCGCAGTAGGCGGTGTACACGTCGAACATCATGCACACTCCATGGAGGCCCTGCGGCGGGATTCTCGACCCTTCTCGGCACCAAACCGACGCCTGCGATCAAGGTCGTCTCCGACAATGGGCGGATGAGTGAGCGCAGCTTCTAAATCCCACCCTTTTGCGACACGTGATTTTGCGGCGGTGTACGATACGGGTGAATTCGAGAGCCGATGAGCTTCGGCAAAAGCGACAACAACGCCACGAAATTCAACCAAATGAGCAGAACGTCGGTTACAGTTTTGCTGCTCTCTGGTTGCCCAGCGGCAGTTCGCGGGCTCATAGTTGCCGTCGTTGTCGATGCGATCCAGCGTTAGGGCGGCAGGTCGTTGGCCCATATCCGCAAGGAAGTTTACAAACTTACTCCAGCGCGGGCATACGGAAATTCCTCGTCCGCCGTAATTGGCAAACAAACGGTATTTTGGATTAAAACATCGGGTGCGCATCGAATTCCAAATCCCATGCTCTGACGGGAATTGTTTTGACAAATTGGTCATCAGAACCCCCTCAATCCAAACCCGATGCAATTCCAAACAATCGCCGATCCCAACAACGCAATTCCAATGGAGCAGTAGAAGTCGATACGGTTGGGCATGTCAGGCGGCCTTCTTGACTGGCAGCTTGAAGATTTCATTCAGCTTGCCGACCGGGATTGCAGGCAGCTTCGTCGGGTTGGAGAAAAACCGCTGCGTAAACGGCTCAATCTCAGGCCACGACTTGAGAAGCGCGGGCAGCGTCGTTACACTGTTGATCGCGGCATTGGCCTGTTTCTCGGCAGCGCTGATGCGCTCCCCCAAGTCCTTGCTGGCGGAGATCAGGGCTTGGTGGCGAACTGAAAGCCGGTGGTCTGGCGCATAGACCTTTGCGCAATGGTTGTTGTGCTTGGAGAGAACGCGCCGATTGATGTTCTCGATTTTGTCGGTGGACTTCTTGCGTAACTTGTTGAATGAGCCGTAGACGCCGCCGTTGAAGTAAAGCGAAGCGTAGGCCGCGCCAGTGTCGCCGAACTGGACGGAAATCAAATTGGTTTCCGGCAGCCAGCCAGCGGGGAGAGCGTCGATCTTTTCGCGCTCGACCTTGCGGTAAAGGTCATCATAGACATCCGACGCAAACGACTTGCGGGAAGTTACGAAGGCCTCGATCTCATCCGAGAACCGATGGCGCATGATTTCGAGAGCCAAGGTCTCCCGGATATAGTTCGTAAGCCTCATCTCGTCTCTCCATCGCTGGCCGGTAGGAATTTGCCGATGGATAGATGAAAGCACAGCTTTCAATGTGATGCAAGCGAAATGAAAGAAATACTTTCAATTATTTTGGGCCGGATTCGAAAACGGTGATTCTGGCCGCCATCTCCTAGGGAGAACCGGCCATTACAATCTTATGGAGGGCCACTACCGCACTGCACGCAAAGGTTAGAACCTTTTTCGGGTGCAGTTGCATGACTTTTAGGGTCTTATCGTCCTTGGAGACGAACCGTTTGACGTAGCCGACCACGGGTCCGCCGTCCGATGTTTGGATTTGAACCACCACATCGTCGTCTTTTTTGATCGGCTCATATGGATGAACGAAGACGACCTCGCCATGCTTGAATCTCTCAAGCATCGAATTGCCTATGACGTAGACAGCATAGGCGTCAGGAACGCCGTGCAACTTCGGTGGGGCCTCGATCTCTCCGAAATTGTCATCGGCGGTAAAGATTAGCGCACCTTCTCTTCCGCCCATGCCCTGGCCCCTAATCGGAACTCTCGCATACCCCTCGATGGGTAGGCCAAGCTCGGCATTGTGCACGAATTTCCTTCGCGCGGTAATTATTTGTCGTGGGGCCGACACAATACTTTTGGACGTTCCACTTTCCGGAACTTTTGATTCAAATGTCATCGGCTCGATGCCAACCCCGCGTTCGAGCCAGTTAAGATCGACATCGAACTTGTCGGATATGGCGGCCAGGTTGGCGCGGCTGATCCCGCCGCCCAGCTCCCAGTTCCCCACGGCGCCGCGGGTGATCCTGATGCCTTCGACCTCGCCGAGGGCCTCGGCGAATTTCTCCTGCGACAGGCGCGCCCGCTTCCGCACCTGCTTAATTCTTGTGGCTCTATTCCCCATGTCATCGAGAGTGCCCTTTTCCCATCGCGCATTCATCGAAAGATATACTTGCAATTCATTGAAAGCTGTGCTTTCAATGCGCCATGAGCGATTTGGAACCAGTATCCGACCCGGCCGCGGTTGCCCTGACTGAGGCAAAACAGGCCGTAAACGGCGCCAGCGGCCTCGCCCGTGCGCTCGGGGGCGAGATCAGCCCGCAGGCCATCTCCCAGTGGAAGCGCGTCCCAGCGGAGCGCGCGGCCGATGTAGAGCGGGTGACTGGGATTCCTCGGCATCGGCTCCGACCTGACATTTTCACCCGGCCTGAGACGGAGACTGCGGCGTGAGCGCATCCTCTGGGAAAGGCACCGGAATGCACTTGGATTCATCCCGTCTGCAATTTAAGCGCATCGGCACCCGCAAGAGCGAATTCCTAGATGACCGGGTTGTCGAGGTGAGGCGCCTTCTCCGATCCGACATGACGACCAGTGAAATCGCGGAATCTCTGCACGTTAAACTCTCGTCTTTGAGGCGCTTCATCAAGCAGCGCCAACTTTGTCGCAGCCTCGCTGACAGAAAAAACTTCATCTCAACCCAGCGGTCCATCGCAAAACTGGATCAGCACGGAAACCCCATTCGCCCGCATAGCTCAGATGGAGAGCAGCCGCATTGTAGGCGGAAGCGCGCAGACTCAAGCCCTGCTGCGGGCACCAACCCCTCAAAGCAGGGAATAGACGCATGAGAAATTTCGGGATCATGAGCGGACGGCAACGCCTTTCGGGGGCTTCCAGCACGTCACCGTCCGCTTACAGCGCAGCGCGCGCTGATTCAATTCCATTACCGGCGGCGTCGATCCTTTCGGAATCCGCCGATTACCCTCCGCTCGAATTCCTCAATATCAAGGACGCGCTTCTCAACGTACTCGCGTTGATTAGCATCGCGCTTGCTGTCTGTGCGGTCGGCATCGGGCTTCCGCTGGCCGCGTTCATCATGCTTTTCGTCGGGACTTAGATATCGAACCACGTTCGCGGTTGCTGCCGCTAGCGTGATGAAGCTCAAGGGATCATTTTCGTTGCAAGCGTTCTTCATGCCAACATTCAACAGCATGGAGTTTTGCAAGTGTTCAAAAAGAGGTTGCCAGTGTCCGACGCCGCTTACATCGACGCCGCTCAGAAATGGTCCAAGGACCTCACGCGCATGAAGGCGCGAGGCCCAGGCGATACTGAAAACGCCATGCGGCAGATCGAACGAGAGTACGGAATAGATTACGGATTCCTATGGTCGCTCAGATATCGCCGGGAGCGGCTTAGGACAATCAGCATCTCGGTCTACGAGAGCATCAGGGCGGCTTATCGCGCAGAGTGTGAGCGACAAATGCGAAAGCTGGAAAATGAAATTCTTCGAACCGAACAAATCGCCGGGTCTGATCTCAATTCAGTTCGCGCGGCTAAGACTTTGGTGGGACCGAACAATCGCGCGGATTAAGCAAGCCCGCGACACATGGGGGAAGTGATGGCGTCACTCGCAATCGAAGCCGATCAGAGACACAGACGCTTCCATGCCGAGATCGCGCGCCGGGCCATGCTCGTATCCCAACGCGAGGACCGACGATCGTACTTCATCCCAAATACACCGTTTGGCGTTCTGAAAATCGCGCCAAAAGCGCCAGCCAGGATCGTTCCGATCTATCGAATGTGGTTTGAGGACCTGATTGAAGAGGCGGAGCGGCGCATGAAGCCTGCGGCGCCTCTCAGCATTGACGACATCCAGGCGGAAATAGCCCGCTTTTACGATGTAAGCAAAGCCGATCTTTTATCGCCTGTCCGAACCACGGAATTAGTCAGGCCGCGACAGGTGGCATATTATCTTTGTCGGCAACTCACCCCGCGCTCGCTTCCAGACATTGGGCGCAGATTCGGCGGCAGAGATCATTCTACGGTTCACCGCGGCAATCAGAAGATAGCCGACCTCATCGTGCGAGATGCAATCCTCGCAACTGAAATTGAAAAGATCAAGGCCGCCCTCGTAATGAGGCTGGCATGAAGCGCGACGAGGAACAAATCCACCGCGCCGTCATCTCGCATCTCAACATGCGATCGATGCCGGGCGTGTTCTTTTTCCACTGCCCGAATGGCGGAAAGCGCAGCAAGGCCGAGGCTGGCATTTTCAAGGCCCTCGGCGTCCGCGCGGGCATGCCTGATTTGATTTTATTCTACCGTGCCCAGATCTTCGGGCTTGAGTTGAAGGCCTCCATAGGACGGCTCAGGGACTCCCAGAAGGCAACGCTTGACGCCATGCAATTGGCCGGCGCCAGAACGTCGGTTGCCCATACGCTCGATGAGGCCCTGATCACCCTTGAGTGCTGGGGTGTCCTCAAGCGTGATTTGAATTCCAGTATCCATCGCGTTCCCGAAGCCACAGGCCAGCGCGAGAATGCATGACGGACAATTGGCAAAGCCTTGCCGACATCACTGCCAGGATCACCCATAGACTGACGCCAGAACCCTTCTCGGTGACGCTGCAAGCCTCGCTGGCTGCGGCGGTGCGTCTGGAGGCAGCAAAGACCGGCCACGCCCCTGAAACCATCATAGCCGAGGCTGTGCGGTTCTACGTGGGGGATGCCGCGTGAGCGACCGCGGCGTGTTCGCTGTTGATCGCGGCGTGTGGGATCACCCCATGTTCGCCGACGAGCCGTTCACCGAGCGCGAAGCATGGCTGTGGATGGTGTCCGCGGCGGCTTGGATCGCGAAGCGCGTGCGCGTCGGGAAGGCGATGGTTGATCTCGATCGGGGCCAGCTTGCGTTCGCTACTCGCTTCTTGGCAGCGCGATGGAAGTGGGCGCACTCGAAAGTAGTTCGGTTTCTAAAACGACTCGAAACCGACACGATGGTGACTACGCTGGCGACACGCGAATCGACACTCATAACCATATGTAATTACGAGAAATATGCCTTTGGCCGAAACGCAACTGAAACGCAAACCGGAACGCAAACCGGAACGGAAGTGAAACGCCAGCGGAACAAAGAAGAAGAACTTAATAACTTAAGAACTAAAGATTGTGCCAAGGCACCCCGATCGTACGACGAAAAATTTGAAGGGGCTTGGCAAGCTTACCCGAGGAGGGACGGTGCCAACCCCAAGGCGCCTGCTGCCAAGCGCTTTCTTGCTGCTGTTAAAGCTGGGACCGAGCCTCAAACAATAATCGATGCGGTTAAGCGATACGCGACGGCCGAGGCTCGCAACGTCGGAACGCCATACATTCCCCAGATGGTCAAATGGCTGGGGGATCAGCGCTGGCTCGATTACGACGGAACCCAAACCGCCGCAGTTTTTAACATCCGGAGCAGCATGATATGAACCAGCATATTCCCACACCTCGGCACGGCATTCCGGGCTACTACGCGCTCGCAGACCTTCCGCAGCGGAAGCCCCTGAGCGAATCCGCAAAGTCCACGGGCTGGGAAGAACTCGACAAAATCCTCAAGATTTATCCCGGCCAGTTCATCGTGACGACGGGCAACGCCGGCAGCGGGAAATCAACGTTCCTGTTCAATCTGATCATCAATCTTTGCTGGAAAAACAAAACGCGGGCTTGGCTGTACGTTCCTGAAAACGAGATGAACCTTCTGCAAAAGCTGGAAAAGATGTTCGGCGATCAGCCTGACGGGTCGTTGTTCGGCGCCTTCAAATATACCCAGTGCTTCGTCCAGTCATCGAATTATATCCACTACGACGACGAGCCGCGGACGATCGAATGGATCTTGGACAACGCCTATGCGGCCTACCAGAAAGACGGCGTGAGCCTGGTTCTGATTGATCCATGGAACGAGCTGGAGCGCGCCAAAATGAAGGACGAAAACCTGACCGACTACATCGGCCGCTGCCTCATGCGGGTGAAGATGTTTGCCAAGGAAACCGGCTGCACCATGTTCATGGTGGCGCATCCGACGAAGGCCGCGAACGGTCGTGACGTGACCCTTGGCGACATTGAGGGTTCGATGCACTGGTTCAATAAATGCGACAACGGCCTGATCGTGAAGCATGAGCCGGGAAGCCGGGAAACGGTCGTGATCAGCGCGAAGGTGCGAGAGCAGCCCTACGCCGGAAAGCCCGGCCACTGCATTTTCCTGGTGGACCCTGAGACGGGCATGTTTACCGAACAACTCGGCGGCGGACAGGCGCTTTGATCACCTGAACAGGGAGAGGGCTGAGGGATGAAGTCACTTTACCATTGCGCCAAGTGCGGGCGGCTTTCCACTCGGCTTGGCAGCTATAGATGCGTCGAAGCACAACTTTACTGCGCAAATGAGTGCGTACCGACCGCCACAAATGGAGACCGAAAGTGAGCAACTATAGCAAACTGCCAAAGGCTAAATTACTCGATTTCGGTTGGACGAGCGGGAAACCCTACTTTGCCAAGTTCCGGCTCGCGAACGCATACCGCTTCCAGCTTTGGCGTCTTGTAATCCACTGTAGGGCGCCATGGCTCGACGGACCGGCGCGACAACTCCACCCCCACCTATTCCGAGACTGAATAGTGGTGACCGACAATGGCGAGGCATCGGCACTGACGACTGACTTCTCCGAAGGTGAGGCGAACTCACTTTCGCGCTGAAACCTAAATCCGACGACAAGGGGCGCTGCAATATGGCTAAACCACGCCGCAAGGGAAAACCTTACAACCCGGCAAGCCCGGTTCATGACCGCCGCTCGCAGGATCTTCTACGCAATGCACAGGTCGGAACAATCGAGGTGGACGACCCAATGGCACTTGAACCGGGGGATAAGATCGTGGTGCTGAGATCGACGCGGGACGATCCACTGGCGAGACTGCATGACCGCGGGCAGATCGACGAAGCCCAGTACCAGGGCGGCCGAGCCTTCCAGCACGATTTCGAATCTGCGGAGCGCGGGCCACAGGCGATCGACCCATCAAAAGAATATGTGGATGGCGGAAAGCTTCCGGAGCCCATCACCGAAGGCCAGCGCAAGGCCGTGATGCGATTGAACCGGGCAGAGCGGAGTTTGGGTGCGGACGGCTCAGCCCTCACCCACGCTGTTCTTATTCGCGGGGAGACCGTTTCGCAGATCGCCAGAGCGCGCGGATTGGCCGGCGAGCGGTGGGATAAATACTTCGGCCTTCGGTTTCGGGAATGCCTGGATACGTTGGCTGTGGTTTACGGGTTTGCGACCTCTTGACAGACCGGTCCGGCAAAGCTCATGTTTTCGTCATGGTGCACTGATTTGCACTTTGCGGCGTTAGCTCAATGGTAGAGCTACAGTCTTCCAAACTGAGGACGAAGGGTTCGATTCCCTCACGCCGCTCCAATCAATTCCAATCGGACGGCCTTTCCCCTCTCGCGGCCGCTCAAGCCCCCTCCCAAGACGTGGTGCCAGTGAATAGGGGATGGGCTGTCCGAGATGAATCTGACTGCGGCGTTGCTGCTGAGCGGACGACCCACATTGAGCAACCTATGTGGCCCCGCGTCGGAAGCTGGGAGTTGCGCCCCAGCCGGTCAGATACTTTTTCGATTCAATCGAGAGCGAAGCAAACTGCACCGCATTTGCGATCACCTGACCACGGAGAAACCTGAAATGGCGTGGTGGATTTGGACGCTGGCCGGAATTTACATCGTCGGTTTTGTGATGGTGTTCATGTTCAACATGGCGATAGGTCCGATCACGCCGGGTTTGTGTTTGCTTCGTGCGGCGGTGTGGCCGTGGTTCATTTTGACCGGCCAGCCTCATGGCATACCGTTGAGGATGGATTGATTTCCCCCACCCAAGAGCGGAGATAGCGGGATGAAGTGGCTCTTCGCACTCAAAAACAGTCACCATATCGCATGGCTTTACACGATCGCCCGCGCAGAGAAAATGAACGGGCAGGATTGGGGATAGCATGACCACAACCATCGATTGGCCGACCGGCTCTAGATTGGGTCAGTTGAGGATAAGCCGGATTTGTTGATAAAAATGGCAGACTATTTGGAGCGGACCGCACCGAAATGAGCAGGGGTCGAAAAGCCGGTTTTAAGATGTCCGATGAGCACCGGACTAAAATCGGAAACAGCCAAATTCTCAAATGCTTGCTTGAACACGTCGAGGGCGTGCGCGAGATGAGCGCGACGCAGGTTTCGGCTGGCCTTGGGCTGCTACGGAAAGTTATGCCGGACCTGTCGTCAGCAGAGTTGAAATCGGAAGTCGTCCACAGGTACGTCGCTCGCCTGCCAGCGAAGGCCAAGAGTACCGAAGAATGGCAGCAACAGCACTCGCAGAATACGATTCAGTAAGCTGGGAAGCACAGCCTGGGCCTCAATCGTCACTGATATCATGCCCGGTCTTTGAGGTTTTCTTTGGTGGAGCGCGCGGCGGCGGCAAGACGGATGGCGTATTAGGCGACTTCTTGGAGCACGCCGACACTTATGGTGAGAATGCCATTGGGCTGATGATCCGCCGGCAGCGGACTGAATTGGTCGAGACGATTGAGCGCTCCAAGCAAATCTATTCGCCGCTTGGTTGGAAGTTCCACGAACAGGACAAGATGTGGCGAGCGCCTGACGGGGCTCGATTGCGGTTTGCCTATTTGGAAACCGACGCTGATGCGGAAGCATATCAGGGCCACAGCTACACGCGGCTTTATGTGGAGGAGATAGGAAACTTCCCGTCTGAAAAGCCGATCCTGAAACTGATGGCGACGCTGCGCTCGGGTGCGGGCGTTCCCACAGGGTTTAGGTCAACGGGCAACCCTGGAGGGCCAGGGCATCAATGGGTTCGGGCTCGCTACATTGATCCTGACCCGATGGGCTATAGGGTCATCAAGGACGCTGTGAGCGGTCTAGAGCGGGTTTATATCCCGTCGCGCGTCGCTGATAACAAATACCTTGGCGATGACTATGTGGCCAAGCTCAAGGCGTCCGGTTCGAAGGAGTTAGTTCAAGCGTGGCTTGAAGGCGATTGGACCGTTATCGAGGGTGCGTTCTTCGATTGTTGGGAATCTGCCCGACATATCGTCAAGCCGTTCGTGATCCCTGAGGATTGGGCGCGCTTCCGATCCGGCGACTGGGGATCTGCAAAGCCATTCTCGTTCGGTTGGTGGGCTGTCGTCGGCGATAAGTTTAGGATGGAAAGCGGCCTTTGGCTTCCTCGGGGTTGCCTAGTTCGTTACCGCGAATGGTACGGGATGCAGCCGGGAAAGCCCAACACGGGGCTCAAGCTTCATGCGGATCAAGTCGGGGAAGGCCTGGCTTCGCGCGAGGCGAAGGATCAGAAGCTGGTTGGTGGAGTGCTCGATCCTGCCGCGTTTGCCGAGGATGGCGGTCCACCGATCTCGGAACGTATCAACGCGGAGCTTATCAAAGCCAAACTAGTCCCGTTCCGGCCGGCGGACAACAAACGAGTGCCAGGCCGCGGCGCGATGGGCGGCTGGGATCAGATGCGCGGAAGATTCGTAGGCGATGAGGATGGGCTTCCAATGATCGTCACGTTCTCGACCTGCATCGATAGCATCCGGACGATACCGGCACTGCAACATGATCCGCTGAAGCCGGAAGACCTTGACAGCGACATGGAAGACCACGCTGGCGACGAATGGCGATACGCCTGCATGTCGCGGCCGTGGGTGCGGAAGAAGACGACGGATGAGAAGCCCAAGAACGTCTCCGGCTACAAGTCGATGGCGAGCGCGGGCGGCGAAGATTTCAAGGTGTATTGAGCAATGATCAGCATTTCGCATTGGGGGCTGTTTTGTCCCAAGGCCGGCATGTCTTCTGACACGCTGAAACGGCTACTTATTCTCAGCTTTGATGAAGTAGATTGCTGGTTTCCGTCTCCGCCATCTGATTTTTACTTTGGGCCTCCCGAGACTTGGACCTGATGAACCAGCTTCCCGCTGTTCAGCCACAGCAGTCACTAACCAAGATCGACCAGGGGAAGGATGACGACTATTTCGACGTGACGAGGCTGAAGCGGCAATATCAGGACTACGCCGCGGCCAAGGAATCCGAAGCCCGCGAAATGGTGCAGTCGCGGCATTATTACCACTCCGACCAGTGGACGGCCAAAGAGATCAGCATCCTTCGCGCTCGTAAGCAGCCGATCACCACGTCAAACCGGATCGTGCGCAAGCTGGACGCAATCGGCGGGCTGGTTGAGCGGCTGAGGCAAGATCCCAAGGCCTATGCTCGCACGCCGAAACATGATGAGGGCGCCGAGCTTGCGACCGCAACGCTTCGTTTCGTGCTGGACAATAACGATTGGAAATCCAAGTCAGGGCGCATTGCCCATGCTGGCGGGTTGGACGGCATTTCCGGCATTGAGTTCGATCTTGTGCCGGGCGATGAGGGTGATCCCAGTCTCGAGATGCATATCGTCTACGGCGACGGGTTCTTTTATGACCCTCGCTCGTATGACGAGGGCTTCACGGATGCCCGTTTTCTCGGGGTTTCAAAGCCTGTAGACGCCGAACAGGTGAAAGAGCTTGTTCCCGGCCGCGAAGCCGAGATTGACCAGCTATTTTCCGATGTCGGATCGGATATGACGACCATTGCCAGCCAGGACCGGGACAAGAACTGGATCAGCGGAACTAATGACCGCGACATGCGCAAGCTGCAACTGGTCGATCACTGGTACATCAAGGGCGGCAAATGGCGCTGGTGCCTCTACGTTGGCAATACCATGCTGATGCAGGGCATTTCGCCATTCGTTGACGAAAAAGGCAAGAGCTTCCCGCGCTACCGGATGTTTTCGGCCTTTGTGGACCATGACGGCGACCGATATGGCTTCGTTCGTAACCTGAAATCTCCTCAGGACGAGATCAATCATCGCCGCTCCAAGGCTCTGCATTTGCTCAACACCAAAGTCATGATGTCAGAGAAGGGCGCGGTTGACGATATCGAGATCGCGCGTCGTGAGCGGGCAAAGCCTGACGGCTGGATCGAGGTTAATCCGGGCCTGAAGGTCGAAACGGTTGATACCGTGCAGGACTTCAAGGGCCAACTGGAAATGCTCCAGGAGGCCAAGAACGAGATCGAAAACTTCGGGCCTAACCCGGCTTTGATCGGACAGGGCTTGGAGGATAGTTCGGGCCGCGCCATTCAGTTGTTGCAGCAGGCCGGCATTGCCGAGCTTGGCCCGTATCTATCGGCTTATAAGAATTGGAAAATCCGGGTCTATCGGGACATCTGGAACACCATTCAGCGCTACTGGACTTCGGAGCGCTGGATTCGCGTGACGGATGACCAGAACGTGGCGCAGTTCTTCCAGATCAACCAAAGCAAGCATCCGGAAACTGGCCAGCCCCATTTGGATCAATACGGCCGGCCGGCAATCGTCAACGCGATCGGCTCGCTGGACGTGGATATCATCATCGACGAAGGCCCGGATGCGGTCAATCTCCAGGGCGACAGCATGATGGTGCTGCAAAGCCTCGGACCGCAGTTCCTCCAGCAGTTCCCGGATATCGCGCTGGAGCTCTCGCCGCTGCCTAACTCGGTCAAGAAGCCGATGCTGGACAAGATCAAGCAGCAGCAGAATGCGCCGCCCAAGCCCGACCCGAAAGTCATGGCGATGCAGGCTCAAGCCCAGATCGACCAGCAGACGGCCCAGCAGGACGCTGCATTGAAGCAACAGGATGCTCAACTAAAGGAGCAGCAGGCGCAACGGGACGACCAGCGGGCTTCCCAACAGGCTCAGGCGGACATTCAGATTGAACGGATGAAGGCCGCCAACCAGATCGAGATCGAGCGGGTTCGAGCCGAGGCCGATATCCAGATCAAGCGCATGGAAGCCGCGGTCAACGCCCGGCTGACTGCATCGAAGCACGAACAAGACATGGATATGGCCAAGGATAAGGCCGCCTACGAACGACAGATGGCGAAAGCCCAGCCTGAAAGGGCATCAGCATAATGGCAAAGCTCTATATCTCGGAATATGCGAATATCGGGGTAAGTGGCGCGCAGATTGCGGCCGGACCTCCAATCGCTGTCCAGGCAATTGACTTCAGCGGCGGCGCTACATCATCTTCGGCCTTCAATGTTCAGACCCGTTTTGTGCGGCTGCACAATGACGCGATTTGCTCGCTTCGCTTTGATGGAAGCGCTGCGACTACATCTTATCCGAGATCTCCAGCGGATACGATCGAGTATTACGGGGTTGCTGGCGGCTCGATCGTTTCGGCAATCGTGAACACCTGATGGCATTCGGGCGGCTGGGAGGAATGGGGCGAGGCTTTGGGCGCTTCGGTGTCCTTGGAGGAGCGAACGGCCCGCAAATCACCAACAGCATCGTTGCCGCCAACCGCACCGTCACGCCGGGCAGTATCTCGGGCGCGATCACGGTACCTTTCACGTACTACACCCAGCACAGCGCCTCGCCGGAAGGCGCGATTTCGGCCCTGCAGTTCATCGACCTTGGCTGGTACTGGTTTGACAACGCAACGACCATCGTCCCAACGAACATCGGCGGGACCTACACGTTCGACCGATACGTTGAGTATCCTATCAACTCTGGCGTCTTCACACAGGTTCAATCTGGTGCTGTCGTCACAGACGGTGGCCAGATCAAGAGCACTGCGTCAATCGGCTTAACCATTCCGAAAGGAGCTGCGTTCGGCGTTCGCACGGTGATCACCGCGGTCACTGGCGCAGGCGTTGTACCTCTGCATGCGATCCCCGCGGCGCCAAGCGTCCTCGGCCTCTTTGAGGGATCGCAGGCAGGTAGCTTCGGCAACAGCGGCGCGGTGCTGGTTAGCGCTTCGGCCGCGGACAGTTTCAGCCCGGCGGCGATCATTGGCACCGTAGCAAAGGCGTCGGCGCGGGCTCACGTTATCGTCGGCGACAGCATTACGGCGATCGGCCAGGGCGATGCGCTCTCGACAGGCCCGAACGGCGGCAACGGTTGGATGGCGCGCGCGCTCGATCCGGTTTGCGCCTACACCCGGATCGGTCGCCAGTCGATCAGTGCCATGGATATCGCTGCCGGTGGCAGCAAACTGACGACGCTGATAGGCGCCCTCGGATACACCCATGTAGGCGCCTTTCTCGGCACCAACGATTTCAATGCGCGCTATAACCGCACCGCCGCGCAATGCTCGACCGACTGCGGGACCATCATGGGGATGTTCTCTAATACCGGAGTGGCCAAATATCAGGGGACGGTCGGAGGAAACTCAACCTCCTCGGACGGCTTCAAGACGGCGGGGAACCAGACCGCCAACGCAACGCAGCTCGCGCAGGTGCCGACGTTCAATCCAGCGGTGCGTGCGGTCCCCGCGTATCTCAATGGCGGCTTCGTCGTGGACTACGGCGCCTTTACGGTGCCCGTCACCGACAATTGCAAGTGGCGCGCGCCCTACGTCATGACGGCGGACGGCACCCACCCGAACAGTTACGCCCATAATTGGCTCGCCAACCAGGCGCGCCCGGCGTTGGGCGGCGTCTATCTTGCCGAAGCCGAAACCACTGCGTTTTTCTCTGCATCGACCACGGCGGGCAATCCGGCGCCGATCGCGACGTGGCTGGACGACTACAACAGCCTTATATTCATGGCGAAGCAGAACGGTTGGTGGTCGCAAGCGTCCAAAATCCACCTGTACAATGGCTACGACCGCGGCGTCGCCAAGCGCAATATCAAGCGCAACGGAGACCATCAGAGCGAAAGCGGTACGGTTGGTTGGGCGGCGAAGACAGGATTTAGCACGCTTGGCACGGGTAAGCTCACATCGACCTACAACCCGACTACCGCAGCCGATGCCCTGCTGACGCAAAATTCGCTGCATGCGGCGCTGGGTATTTCGACGAACGAGGCAATCAGCAACGGTGCCACGGACTACGCGCTGTGGAACGCCGCTGGTACGTTCTTCACCAGCCGGAACAACCTGAACGTGGCTCAGGGTCGTGCCAATTGCGCCGCCAACCAAGCGACTGCCGCAACTGTCACCGACTCGACCGGCGATTGGGCGTTCACACGCACAGCCGCCACGACGACGAACATCTATTTGAACGGGACTTCACTGGTAACCAACGCTACGGCCTCTATCGCTGTCGTCAGCGCCACCGAAGAACTGGGCGGCCTCGGCGCCACGTTCACGAACAAGACATTCTCTTACATGACGGTCGGCGCTGGCATGTCGGCCGGGCAGATTGGCAATCTCAAGTACGACATGAATTGCTTCAACAGCGTGGCGCAGGCGCTGTGAGCTTCCATGGCAACACACAATTCGGCTCCCGCAAGGTTGAGCCGCAAGTAATCGTTAGCGACTGACGACATAGCCGCAAGACTACCCGCACGCCTGAGCGACAGAGGGCATACGTGATCGCACGAAACGCGAGAGGACGACAATGACCATTGAGAACGAGGAACTAGACGAGGCTGAACTGTTCAATGCTGCGATTTCTGACGAGCCGGAAGTCATTCCGGAGGCGCCGGAGCCTGTCATTGAACCGGAAAAACCCGTAGCGGAAGTGGTTGCCGAGCCTGAACTGACGGCTGAGAAGCCGGCGGTTGATGACAGCGCGCCGCAAGTGCCGTCATGGCGTGTTCGTGAGATCAACGAGGAGAAGCGGGCGGCGATTGCCGAACGTGACGCCTTGTTGGCTGAGCGGGCAAACTGGCAGCGGCAGCAAACCACGGAACAGCCGAAGCCGGCCGAAAAGCCCGCCAAGCCTGATCCACTGCTCGATCCCGAGGGTTACGAAGCCTACCTTGAAGCCAAGGTGGAGGCCAAGTTCCTGAACGACCGCCGGGAAACCAGCCTCCAAGCGGCCCGCGACGCCAATCCGAAAGAGTTCGACGAAGCATACGCCGCCGCGCAAAAGGCTGTAGACCCGGCTCTCAAGGCCAGGATGCAGGAAACGCGCAACCCCGGCAAAACGCTTCTCGAATGGCATCGTGAGGAGAAGGCCAAGGCCGAAGTCGGCACTGACCTGACTGCGTACAAGGCCAAGCTGCGCGAAGAAGCTCTGAAAGACCCGGAGTTTCGGAAAGCGGCGATGGAAGCTTGGCGCGCCGACGCTCAACCCTCGAACAATAGTCGTCCCCGAGTTGATCTCCCTCCATCCCTGAACGGCGCAAGCCGGTCAAACGCAGCGCTGCGATCGTCCCAGGAAGACGTTTCCGACGCTGAACTATTCTCAGAAACAACCGGCTGATCGCCGCCGCACACCGATGAAACCACCCGCCTTAACGGCGGGTTTTTTATTGGGCGGTGACGGCCATTAGAAAGGATACCGGCCAATGGCCCTCACTGCCAATCACGTCAACAATGAAGTCATCAAATTCCGCAAAAACGCGGCAATCGACTTCCTCCGCAAATCCCGGTTCGACCCCTTCATGGGATCGGATTCGACCTCCGTCATCGTCCGCATGAGCGATCTTGCCGGCGACGGCAAGGAAATCAATATCCCGCTGGTAACCCAGCTCACGGGCTCCGGCGTCGGTGCCGGCATCCTGCGAGGTGCTGAAGAGCAGATCGACTCCTACGGCTTCCCGGTCTGGGCGGACTGGGCTCGTAACGCGGTCGCCAACAACCGCGCTGTGAACAAGGAGTCGTCGTTCTCGATCCGCTCAACGGCTCGTTCGCTACTGTCGGGCTGGTCGCGTCGTATCGTTCGCGATGACATCGTGGATGCGCTGCTGTCGATCCCGACCGCATCGGTCCAGGCTGGGCGCCTCACGGCAACGGGCGGCGGCAACCGCGTCAACGGCGTGAAATGGTCGGCAGCGACCACGGCGCAAAAAAATACCTGGGTTACCGCCAATCAGGATCGCGTCGTGTTCGGCTCGGTCATTGCGAACTACTCGACCACGTTCGCGACCGCGGCGGCCAACGTCGATTCCACCAACGACAAGATGACGGCGGCGGTGGGCTCGCTGATGAAGAACGTGGCACAGCAGACCGGCGTTTCCGCCTCCAATCCCGGCGTTTACAACGGCCTGCCGAAAATCACCCCGTTCCAGATGAAGAGCACGGATCAGGAATGGTACATCTGCTTTCTCGGTTCGCGGGCGATGCGCGATCTCAAGGCCGATCCGGTCATGTTCCAGGCCAATCGGGACGCGCGGGAACGTGAAGGTGCCGATCCGACGAAGGTCAATCCGATCTTCACGGGCGGCGGGCTGATCTTCGATGGCGTGATCTATCTGGAAATCCCGGAAATCACCCAGCGGCTGCTTCTGGCCGGTATCGGCGCCAGCTCGATCGCGGTCGAGCCTGTGTTCCTGTGCGGTCAGGGCGCTTTGGCTTACGCCATGGGCCAGATGCCGCGCCCGACCACGCTTGAGGACGGGGATTATGATTTCATTTCAGGCATGGGCATCGAAGCTCAATATGGAGTGGGAAAAGTCGCCAAGGCCAGCATTAACGACTCGTCGAATACACTCGTTGACTGGGGTATCGTAACGGGTTTCGTAAGCGGCGTCGCTAACGCTTAAACGCCGAGTTTTGAGATTTTGCAAGGGTTGCCTCGTAAGCAGCCTTTGCTTCTTCAAGGGTGTGGAAGTCTCCTATGAACTTTCGCTTTTTATCCACCTGCATCAACACCCGGAATTTCTTTGATCCGGCGCGTTTGGTTTTCATCGGATAGATGCAACTCAATCCGAGAGAATTGGCGCTCCGTGTCTTTAGATTCCATGTGTTCTGCCATTGGGTAGCGGCTCGGAGATTCCCCCATCGGTTATCATCCGGTTCCCCGTTTATATGGTCAACCTGCTCTGTTGGATCGGCATTCGTCATCATCTTCCAGACGATACGATGCACAGTAGTTAGACGACCATTAACGCGGACTTGGCGATGGCCACAGGTGTTTACTGCGCCGACCTGCTTGCCGGCGTACTTCGTATTGAATGTCCTGTTTTCCCTCGTATCGGGCGGACGCACTTTCCAGATCAAAATCCCAGCGATGGGATCGTAATGGAAAAGAGCATGAAGCTCTGCGGCGGGAGGTGTGGGCAATATCTGTACTGGCATCCAGCCAATATAGAATCACCGACTTAATAGTCAACATCTAAGGAGAAATAGAGAATGGCTTATCGAAAAGATTGGGTTCAGCCTCAGGCCGGCCCCATGGGCTTCTACAATACCATGAAAACCATCGGCCGCGTCGTTACGATTACGGTCGCGGACAACGTGACGGCGAATACCATCGGGGCGCTCAAGCTCCCCGCCGGTTTTACTGTGACCGGACTCGTTGGGGCAGCTACCGATATGGACTCCGGTGCTGCCATGCTGATCACTGTCGGAGACGCGGGGAACGCCGCTCGTTACGTTGCGAGCGTTAGCACTCAGGCGGCGGTCGCATCACTGACGCTGGCCGCCGCTGGTCTTCTGTTCCTCAACACCGTGGATACGGAAGTCCTCATCACCATCGCCACACAGGCCGGCA